ACCTAGACATTCATTCGTATATGAATGGTGAATGTGGGTATTTTTCTTTTTTGCTTAATAAGAAGTTAACTGATAAAAATATAGATCGGTTGAAATTTCAACCATTTAAGAAGAAGCTATGAGATTTAAAAAGAAAAAGATCAGAACTCCTTGGTTTTATAAAAGAAATTGGAATTTGAATAACGAAGATGCATTGTGGTTATGTCTTAACTTTTATCAAAGTAGACTAGATAGGTTCACTATTAATAAAAAACTAAACAAGTTTGGTAGAGTTTCGTATTGGATTAAAAAATATTTTAGTCCGGATTAGGAAATAGAAAATTAACAACTATAGAAAAAAGGATTTTCTATGGAAGAAGATTTGAGTCAATTTGTTGTAACTTGTCGTTCATGCGGTGGACAAAAGATTCGTAAGCCAGCTGGTGTATTTGCCAATGGTCGAGATAAACGCTGGATTGATCAACATGGTAAACAATGGAATGGTCGTAAATGTCCTGACTGTAATAGGATACGTGCCAAGAATAATATGAAAAAACTCCGTAAAGTTAAGGCAGATTAATGCGTTTAGAAAACGGTTATTATGTTTGGAATAAAGGAGAAAGAGTTAAGCTTTCTGACTATTTTAGTACACAGGAGTTCGATTGTCAGTGTCATTATTCTGATTGTGTTGAACAAAAAATTTCAGCGGATCTTATAAATAAACTTAGTTTAGTGCGTATAGAAAATAAAAGTCCTTTGTACATCACTTCAGGATTTAGATGTGGTAAGCATCAACAGGACTTGAGAAATCAATTAAATAGTGGTAAAAAGTCTTTGACGGTAGTTGCTAGTAAAGTCTCACAACATGAGCTAGGTAATGCTGCAGATATAAGTCCTAGAATAGGAACAATATCTAAGTTAAGAAAAGTAGTTGATTTAGTGTTTGATAGTATCGGTTTGGCGAAAACATTTTTACATGTTGATACCAGACCAAAAAAACAAGATGGATCAAAAAGAATATGGAACTATTAACAACTTATAATGAGAGTATTGAAATGGTAATGTCGAGTGTGTCTAGTGACACGAAGAACCAAAGGTCAGCGATTCACACCAACGTAGGTATTCTTTTTGGAGCCTTCTATGAACTTTAGTAAGGTTTTGTCCCACGGGGCTGCGGGACTGTTTGTAGCTCTAGTTGCACTTCAAGTTAAAATAGGATTTGCAACACAGACGACGATTCTCAGCGTTGTCCTTATTCTTCTAGCTTTTTATAAAGATTCCGAGTTCAATCGAAATGAACGTAAGGAGATGGAAAAAAAAGCAGCTGTAGCCAAAGCAGAATTGGAGGATAAGATTAGTAAATTAACTGAGGATTTAAACAATAGAGAAGCCGCTCTTAAAGACAGAATCGAGTTCACTTATTCACAAATGAACAGTCTTAAGATTTCTAATGGCTTTAAATCAAAACAAGGATAATTCATGTCTAATAAATCTATCGATAAGATGGCTGCTCAATTTACATCTGCTGAAGAATTGCAAGCATATTGTGATGCACAGTATAAAACAATAATCTCTTTAAATAAAAAGCTAACTGAAAACGAAAGAGAGCTAGAGAAGCTCAGAGATGAAGTTGAATTGCTTCGTAGTCAAAACACAACGTTAAATGCTCAAGCTTCTGTTATTGAAAAGAGAGATGGATCAAATCAATTCCAAGTATCGGATGAAGAAACAACTTGTATGATCCAATTGGCGATGATTCGCAGTAACGCTATGCAACGTGAATTAAGTAACGAAGAAGCTAAGCGATTTGAAACATTCGCTAAAGTCCTACATTTAATTCGTGGTAAAGACGTTAAAAAAGAAGACGATAAGCTCGATAAACTTTCAAGCGATGAATTATTGAAATTAATTGATTCAACTATGAAAGATCCCCAATAATAAATGAACCAACAAAAATCTCCGAATAAAGCACCTTCTAAAGATGCCATAATCAGGGAGTTGTGGACTAGGGGATTACTTGAGTATAAAATGCATTCTGTTCAAAAAGAAATGTATGAATTATACAAAGGTGCCAATCCCAACTCGACTTCAGTATGGTTGCTCGCTCGTCAGTCTGGTAAATCCTACGCATTAGCATTAATTGCAATTATTGAAGCAATCAAGAATCCTCGGTCTATTATTAAGATAATGACGGATACCAAAGTACACATGGAAGATGTGTTAATTCCAATTGTTGAACAAATTTTAGAGGACTGCCCAGAAGATTTAAAGCCAACTTACAATAAGCAAAGATTTCGTTATACATTTGGTAATGGTTCTCAAATTCAATTAGCTGGATCAGATGCTGGTAACGCTGAACGATTAAGGGGTCAAAAGTCATTACTTGTTATCGTGGATGAGGCTGGATTCTGTACAGATCTTAGAAAGATCGTGCAAACCATATTATTACCGACAACCACTCACACTGGTGGTAAACTAATTCTTTCATCTACTCCACCGGAAGAACCTGATCATGATTTCAATGGTTATGTTGAAGCTTCTGAAATTGAGGGCACATTAACGAAAAAGACAGTATTTGATAACCCTCTTTTAAATGAAGAACAAATTAAAAACATTATAGCTAGATATCCGGGTGGTGTTAATGATGTTGACTTTAGACGAGAATATATGTGTGAAATGCTCAAGAACTTCAGTAGGTCTGTGTTCCCTGAGGTTGATAAAGAGCTTTTAGCGAAAATTGTCAAAGAACATCCAAAACCAGCTTTCTATACCCCATACGTTTCTATGGACATAGGATTTAAAGATTTAACGGTTGTTTTGTTCGGTTATTATGATTTTAAATCAAATAAGTTGATAATTGAAGATGAAATCGTTAAAAGAGGCGAAGAACTGCATTTAGAGAAGTTTTCTAGTGAAATATTGAAAAAAGAAGACTTTTTGTGGACAAATATACTAACAAATGAAAAAACAGATCCCAAGGTCAGGGTTTCAGATATCGAACCAATTGTCACTCAAGAAATATATAGACATTCAAGTAATCAACTTTATTTCACTCCTGTAACCAAAGAAAGAGGCTATAAACAACCTTTGATTAACCAAGTACGAATGATGCTTGTTAGTGGTCAAATTGTAATAAATCCAAGGTGTTCTGTGTTGATCAGACACCTTGCGAATTGCCGTTGGAAGGATAATTCGAGAGATGAATTTGCTAGGAGCATGGGTGAAAACTCACACTATGATGCCGCAGATGCATTAATTTACATGGTTAAAGTTGTTGATTTTACACACAATCCATTCCCTCAACATCACGATGCTTCGGCTGCTACCCACTTCTTTAAAAGAGGAACCCCCTCGTTAACCAAGAAAATGGATACAACGGTTGAAGTGTTTAAGTCTATATACTCCCGTAAAAATAGAAAATAAAATACATTGTTTTTAACAACTAGAAATAGTCGTTCACAATATTTATTAAGGGGTTATATGCTTAAAAAAATCAGTTACTATTTAAAAAGAACGGCACTAGCACTAATGTGTGCTATTCTAGTTTGGTCAACACCGCATTTAAAAGATGCTCATTATCGATACATTATCGGAAATCAAGTTGTTAAAATTATTGGAGATACAGGAACGGGGTCAGGATTCCATATCAAGGCACCTTCAGGCAAAACATACATTCTAACTAATCAACATGTTTGTGCTGTTGCTGATAAAAATCAACAACTTCTAGTTGAAAATAGTAGAAAAATGGTTCCTAGACGAGTGATCGCTGTTTATCAAAAACATGATCTGTGTTTAATTGAAGCTTTACCCGGCGAAGATAATGGATTAAGAATGGCTAGTTCTATCACTATCGGTGAGGATATTGTACTAATTGGTCATCCTAGTGGTAGACCATTGACTTTATCCAAAGGTGAGTTTGTCCACAAAAAATTTATCCCAATGGTTAATTTGGAAATTAAATCACAAGAAGAATGTGAATTAATCGATGGTGAATGGTTAGATGGTGGATTTTTTATGCCATCAGTTTGTATTGAAAAAATTAGTGCTTTCGGTATTTCCAGTCCATCTTATCCCGGTAATTCAGGATCTCCAGTTGTAAATAAATGGGGGAATGTTGTAGGTGTTCTTTTTGCTGGTAACAGAACTCAGCTTAACGATAGCTACATGGTTCCATTTCATGAATTGAAAAACTTTCTAAAGGACTATTAAAATGTCAGATTCTAAGGTATATTTTGCTGCTCGAAGTTCAGCAGATTGTGCATCAGCAATTCTAGAGAAGAGTGCGTCGTTTTTTCAGACAATGCGTTCAAATTCGTATCTAGATAAAATTAGTCAGATGTGGTATTACTACTATGGTAACTTTAATCAAGAATCAGGTAGCGATGGTCACGAGATAACATTTACTGGTGAACAAGGTGAACTAGTTAAATTACCTGTGAATCACTTTAGAAATTTAGCACAAAACATTTATAACATGATTATTGCTAATCGTCCTGTCTTAGAGGCTAGGGCGATTAATTCTGATTATAAAGCATTATCTCAAACATACCTAGCTAATGGTATTTTAGATTATTACATGCGTGAGAAAGGCTTAGAAGAAGCAATTAATGAATGTGTTGAAATGGCAATCGTTCTTGGTTCATCTTATATCAAAATGGATTGGAACGCAATGGGTGGGGATTTTTATGAAGAAGATCCAGAAACAGGCGAACCTGTATTTGAAGGTGAGTTAGAGTTTTCAGTTCTTAGTCCTCTTGATGTTATCGTAGATGGGACAAAAGAAAGATGGAATCACGAATGGATCACAACAAGGACTTACATAAATAAGTATAACCTTATCGCTAAGTATCCTGAGTTTGCAGATAAGATTGCTGGGATCATGACAAAGAACGAAAACCTACAATCTAGAATGGGTTATTTTTCTAATGACACAACTGACGATATTCCAGTTTATGAATTTTTCCATAAAAGAACAGCAGCAATGCCTGATGGTCGTTATATGGTATTCTTGGATTCAGATATCGTATTGATTGATGTTCCTCTTCCTTATCGTGAGATTCCTATATTTCGTTTAGCACCTGCTAATATTATGGGAACTCCTTATGGTTATACCAATATGTTTGATATTTACCCGTTACAAGAAGCAATCAATGCTTTGATGTCGGGTGCCTTAACAAACCAAAATGCTTTTATGGTTCAGTCCGTATTTATTCCGAGAGGAGCAGATATTACAACTGATCAAATCGAAGGTATGAATATTATTGAAGCAAATGCTAAACCGGAACCAATTCAATTAACTCAAACTCCTCCTGAGGTTTTTGAAATGGTAAAGGGACTTATACAAACAGCGGAAATGTTATCTGGCGTTAGCTCGGTAACAAGAGGGCAGCCTGAAGCGTCTTTAAGATCAGCTCAGGCTTTAGCTCTCGTACAATCGATGTCACTTCAATTTCAATCTGGATTTCAACAGAATTACGTTAAATTTTTAGAAAATACAGGGACTTGTTTAATTGAAATCTTAAAGGATTTTGCATACACTCCTAAACTTATCGCACTAGTTG